TAATCTTCCTATTAACGCAGTCAAAGAGAGAAAAATACGGATTTTATATGATACCAATATAAATCCGATAATAACACGTTTATTTATTTTGTGCAGAAATTTGAATTTTAATGAAACTCCGAATTATAATATGTTTAAAAAAGGGTTAAAATGATTGTTAAAAATGATTGTTAAATGTTATATATTATCCGAATACAGTATAAAAATATTTGGATATTATAATAAAAATGGACGATGAAAATAAAAATATGTTTGTAGATAGAGATTTAGAATTCATACATTTTAATACAAACGATGATTGTGAAAATTTTCTAGAATATGCATCACAAAAGAATATTCTTATTTCACATACATGTTGTGATGGTAAAGGTTGTGGTATTAAAAATATAAAAAAGGAAAATTTAAATATTATAATTAAAGAATATTTGAAGTTAAATTTAAATAATACCGTAATCGGTTATTAAAATTATAAATAATTATCAAGCTATACATTATATTTATCTAATATGTCTTTTGCTAATTTTTCAGCCATCACATAAACATTGCTATTAGGCCATTTTATAGATATTGGTATTATACTCATATCACAAACGCGTAAGTTATTAACTCCATAAACTCTACATTTTTGATCAACTACCGCCATAGGATCACTATCAACTCCCATTTTACATGTTCCTCCAGCATGATGACCTCCACATCGCTTTTTCAAAAATTCTTTCAATTTTTGTTCATTTATTTGATCTATGCTAATAAAGTCAGTTATTCCATCATTTAATATATCATATGGCGCAGGATCTAGTAAGCATTCAAAATAGTTTATATTTGGATTAGTTGATTTAAATTTTAATAAAATTGGAAAGAAGTTATTCATCATAACATTATAAAAGTCTTCTAAATCTCTATCGTCTTCTAAATAATTTGCTACAATATAAGGAGGAATTGTTGGATCATTAGATAGCAATTTTAAATAACCTCGTGAATAATTATCATCACCTTTTTCAATTAATCCGCCCATAACATACATTGGTGATACTACAATTGGTTCATATGTAGTAGGAGGATTTGACTTTGTACCATCAATTAATATATTATTAACATTATTTACAACAAATGGTTGTGCTATATCTGCTATATTTTTTGTACTTGCCCAACATTTTTGATTAAATGGATCACCAGATTGTAATGCTTGAGTTACAAATATATTTAATACTAATTCATATTCAGGATATTCTTTAGTTGGTGAAGACTTAGCTGCAAGTGTGACACTTGGAACTGGGCATATAGTTTTGCTTTTCCAAAGAGCAAAAATTTCCAAATTATCAACTAAATTTTTACCTACCCCAGGTAAATGTTTTATAGGTGTTATACCTACTTCTTTTAATTCATCCTGATCACCTATACCAGATAACATTAATATTTGTGGTGAATTAACAAATCCACCGCATATAATTACTTCTTTTTTAGCATAAACTGTTTTACTATTATTTTTTGCAAATAATGCATTATATTTTGCGTCAGCAGAACTTCCGCCAAACCCACCTGTAGCTGGATTTGGATTTCTACCTGTTTGATAAATATTCCAACCCTCTAAGTATTCAACACCTACTGCATGTATATTATTATTTTTATCGGTTGTAGTTATTATTTTTGATACAAATGCTTCTGAAATTATTTCAAAATTTGAATGATTTTGTGCAGAATATAAATATGTATTTGCACCTGATGCGCGTTGAGTATATGTTTTACCTTTAAGAGGATCAATAAAAGGCATTGTATTATTATCTTCTGGGTCTATAACAGGTATTGGATGGTTTAATAACGCATCAAATTCAGGTGGAACAACAAAACCCGTATCACCATACAAAGGCTTATTATATGTTGAGAAAGGTACATATGTATTAGTATTTAAAGGTACTATAGATCCGAATTGATCAGTTGCTGTAATATTATGTAAAAAAGTGCCTCCTTTTTTGGAATCAGGCGGATAATCGTTATCAATTTTAATAGGATAATTAAAACCATTTTTATTTAATACATTAGTAACAATGTCATTTACTCGTATAAAAAATGGATCATTTACTGCAAAATTTTGATATATTTGAGGAACCATTCCATTAAACCCATAATATTCAGGTGAAAAAGAACCTAAGTCACCTTCTGGTACATTTGGGTTAAAATATAAATTTCCTTGACTATCTTTCTGTGAACGGTTTTCTGTTAGTTTATAAAAATCTTTTATATTTTCAAAGCTCCATTCATTCAATCCTAAAGATGCCCAAGTATCCCAATTATAGGGTGCATTGCGTCCACAAACAGTTGCGTTAAGTGATGATGAACCACCCCAAGTAGAACCTCTAGAATATGTTAAAGATCTTGAATTCGGATTCTCTCTATCTTTTAGCCAATAATGCCAACTTGAAAACCCTCTTGATATTAAACTTGGAAAATAACTAAAACCACCTCTGGTATAAACACCCCAATTAAAATCATCTGGCTGAGGCACATTTGCAGTCGAAGATTCCGGTAGTAGTTGTTCAACACGAGCATCATCGCGACCGGCTTCTAACATTAGTACGCTATATTTACCATTTTCAGATAACCTTTTGGCTAAACACGAACCAGCAGGTCCAGACCCTACAATTATAAAGTCATATTCTTTTGTAGGGGGGGGAGGTGATGGTGGATCACAAATAGCGTTTATTGCTGCATCTAACGCAGCTTTTTTTGCACTATTGTTTGCTTCAACCGGTGTATTACCTGTTGCAGAAGCAGAGCCAGATGATGTTTTGCTATAAGTTGCAGTTGCACTTGCAAAATAAGACATTTATATATATTCAACATATTTTATTTTTTTGCCTAATAAAATGGGCGTTTTAAATGAGAAAAGGTGTAAATATTTTATACCTTTTCTGTATTTACACCATAACTTATAAATGTTAAAAAAAATAATTAAATTATTTTTTTTAACATTTTGTAACATTTTGTAACATTTTAATTTACTTTCTTCTAGAAGAACGTCTGGAATTCTTTTTTGTTCGTTTGGTAGAACGTTTTCCCTTTCGTGTAGAACGCTTAGATTTGCGCCGTCTTCTTCCGCCACTTATCGTGCAACCTCCGTCCGTTTGTATTTGGCTGAATCCATAAACCTGCATAATTTCATTAATCAAACAAACATCAGATATTCCATTATCAATTGCACGACAAATTGCTTGTTTTATGTTTCCATAAGTATTTGTGGCACTTTGTGTAGAAACTGAGGCCCTCGCCATTTGAGCCGCGGCCATAGCAGTTAGTCTATCTATTTGGACTCTTAAAGCATCTATTTTTTCTTGCGCACTTCTGGTGAAAACACCAACTTTATTACTTAATGTAGTGTAGTTTTCTTTAAGGGTTTCAAGAATCTTATTAATATCAGTAATTGCATCATTTTCAGTCAGAATATATCTAAAAAGTGCAGTATCTATTAATACATCACTACTCCGTAATATTTCCATTATGGAATCATATGCGAATCCTGCAGAAAATGTAGCGGTAGTTCTAAAAGCTGTCCAAGCAGCTAAAGGAATGTTCAACACTAGATGAATAGAAATTACTCTTAATATATCATATACGGCTGCAATAATAGCTAGAAAAGGAGCACCTAAACCGAACGCGGTTATAAATGCAGATAATACAGTCCAACCCGCAAACACTCCCGCGGTTGTTCCTGCTGCACCCGCCATAACTAATACAGAATCAATTGCTAAATTATAAGCCCATTTTTTTGTTCCTTCGGTGCATACACCACCACCGCGCATTTTCCTTTTTTTTTTTCCTCCTTTATATGTGGTACCTTTAGCATTTAAATCGGCATAATCAACGCGTTCTTTATTTGCAAGACGAGGGGACCGTCTAATGTTATCTACTACGGTATCTTCTGCTAAAGCTAATTGTTCCATTAAATTATTTAGAGCATCCATTTGGTCCGGAGTTAATTGGTCCATGTTTTCAAATATATAAATATAATGATATTTTATTTTTTTATAAAATCCAGTTTTCTTATATGTAGAAAAAATACAAATTTACAAAATAATAACACGAAATACATCATTTCAGCATATTTTTTTTACGAGTACTGCCATTTTTAGATATAATTGGAAAACAATGGTTTCACATTTTTTGATGTCCGCTGCCGATTTATAATTTTTTCCACCAGCCCCAGTATATATTTTTGTATAATTTTTGCAAACATCCATAATAAAATTGAATTCATAATCACAAATACAAACACTTACATTAGATATGCCAGTGTAATATGGCCAACAGGTTTTTTTATTTACAGAATAAATATCTTTTGCTATATTTGCTTGCGATGATAATTGACGAATAAATTTTTCAATTCGTTTTAATTTAAAACATTGAATTAGCTGCGTATATTGTAAAGATTCCAATTTTTCTTTAAAATAATCGTGATATTTCAATTTCAAAAATTGTAATCTCATATTACATGGTATATATGAAAGTATAATGAATAAAACATCATCTGGTAATTGATTCATTATAAAACTGCGATTCACCGGCTCCACAAATGTACCTACTATTTTTTTATATTCTATTTCCTTTTTTATTTTTTCTGATTCCTCCATTGTTATTTCACTTTTTTGTTTTAGTTTTCCAATTTCCTTTAGTTTTTTATTGTATTTTCTTTTATCATTTTTCCCGGCTGGTTTTACAATTGTATTTGTTAGGCAACTGTATATATTTGTATTCATTTTTTTTTAAAAAATTAATGCTATTTCGTTTGGTAACTAAAATAAGTATTTGTAATATAGTTTCAATTTTTAATAAAAATAATAAAAATAATAAAAAAATAAAATAATAAAAAAAGATACAGATAAAAATAAAAATTGAATACTCTTATTGTATAAATATGATTATAAACTCAAAAATAAAATGGAAACACATATGAAATTAAGAGATTGGATAAATAAAGACAAATTAACAAAAGAAATATATATAAATCCAATTGCAACCCATTTATTTAATTCCGATAATAAAGATATATTTTGGTCATATTTGTCCCAAAATGAAAATCCGAAAGCCCTGAAATTATTGGAATATAATCAAGATAAAATAAGTTGGGAATATTTGGCAATAAATCCAAATGGTCTTCCTTTATTAGAACAAAATCCTCAACATATTCATTGGAATTTATTATCATTCAATAAAAATCCAAGAGCTTTGCAATTATTAAAAGAAAATCCAAATAAAATTAATTGGTATTGTTTATCAAGAAATGAAAATCCAGATGTCATTCCATTCTTAGAACAAAATCCGGATAAAATAGATTGGGTATGGTTATCTAAAAATCCTGTAGGCATTCATTTAATGGAAAAGAATCATGACAAAATAAATTGGGAATACTTGTCAGCAAATAAAAATGCGATACATTTATTAGAAAAAAATCAAGAAAAAATAAGTTGGCGTGATTTATCTAGTAATTATAATGCAATACATTTATTAGAAAAAAATCAAGAAAAAATAAATTGGATGGAATTATCAACAAATCAAAATCCGGATGCAATGTTTTTATTAGAAAAAAACCCCGATAAAATTTTTTGGGGGTTTCTATCAAAAAA